AGTCTTTAAATGTAAGACGAATAGGAAAATCTGCTCTCCTTTCAACAGTAAAATTCTTTTTTCCTGGAATTATTGCCATTATGTTGTAATTTCAAAAGCTGTGATAATACTTGGAAATCTTGCTGCATTTGAACTATTTGTATCCTCATCATTTCTACCTAAATAAAACGTACCTGCACTTGAAGCTGCTCTTTTATGTTGAATACTGTAAGTCGTTTCAGAAGTAGTAGCAGGTGAATCTAAAAATTCAAAAGAGGTTTGTATATAGGACAAAGAACCTTCACCATAAGAATCAATAACTGTAGCTGCCTGAGTCCTACTACCGTCACTTGCTCCAACAGACCCACTTATTTCTGCCCCTCCTCTAGCTAATCTAAAATAATGTGCCCAAGAACTTCCACTAGGAAAACCAACAAATGTAAATCTAACTAATATTTTATTCGAGTTTGATGAGGGTGTGATAGCTACTGTTGGTCCTATGTTTGTAAAAGTATCTGCTGTGGATGATGCGGTATCTGTTTTAACTGTTTGCTTCATTTGGATAATTCCACCATTAGAACCACTTGGCAGACCACCGACAGGCACGATTGAATTGACTTTAAGTTGACTCATTATCCTATCTCCATGACTACTAAACTATGAGGATAAGTTGCATAAAGAGCTTCTGTAGAAC